ATGACGACGGCGGCGGACTACCTGTGGCGGCAGTGGGTGGAGGACAACCTCCTGCACGCTGTCCCAGCCACCTCCACCGGCGACCGGTTCGGACTCTTCGACGCGGCCTGCGGGACGGTGCTCACCCCCGACGACTCCACACTGATCGAGACGCCGTCCGGACAGCCGTTCTGCCCCGACTGCCTGGTCTACGTGGGCACGCAGGTGGAGGACACGCGGTGGCGGCCGTGACCAGCCCTGGTGACGCCGGCCGGCACTGGCCCGAGCAGGTGGGGCACACCGCGGTGACCGTGCCGCAGCTGCTCGCCCGGATGTGGGCGGTGGGTCGGCGAATCCGCCTCGACTGGGACGCGGCACTGGTGACCGCGGACTACGACCAGTGCGCGACCACCGTCCTGCCGCTGCGGGGGATCGCATGAGGAAGCACCTGCGCTACCTCATCCGGTACTGGCGGAGCCGCCAGGACTACGACGACCCGACCTGGCCGCTGGTCGCCGGACTGGCGTTCTGGCTGCTGCTGCTCTGGTTCCTGTGTTTCTTCTGACCTCTGGGCCACATCCATCATCCGGTGCACTCACCCAGCACCGTGGCCCAGTTGCGGGGAGGTGGGACCGGGTTTCGGCCCGGTCCCACCGATCCATCTACGGCAGTTCCAACACCAGGTGGTCCGGTGAGTCCAACCACAGCAGGTGGGCGCCACCCGGCCGCACCGTCAGCCCGTACCGGTCAAGGTCTGGGCGTCCGGCGTCCTCCCACGCCCGCATGATGTTCAGCAGCCCCGACCACACGTCCCGTGGACCGCTCCATGTCACGAGTACGCGCCCAGCACCGGCCGGCTCGCCGCGCGCCCACGACCCGGTAGACGGGTCGTAGAGGTGCACCGGCGAGTCGGGCGGCGAGTCGAGCAGCAGGTGGTGCCCCAGCGCGGGATAGAACAGCACCCGCAGGTGTGCCCCTGCGGCGGTCGTCCAAAGTTCGCGGGGCAGCGGCGCCGCCTCGTACTGCTCGCCGTCTCCGCTGGCTGCGTTCAACACCTCCTGCGGAGACAGGTGGGCCGGTGCCGCAGTCGTGCGTATGCCCATGAAGCCGGCCGACTCGATGAACGGGCCGCTGGCCACCGTGTTGGTGACGGTGAGCCGGGCGACGCCGAACGCCACGTTGACCACGAGCACGCCGCCCGGCCGCACCTGTTCCAGCCATGCGCCCGGCACCCGCGGTACCTGGCAGGTGGCGATCAGCCGCTCATACGGCGCATGGGCAGCCACACCGTCCGCGCCGTCACCACAAACCACGGTGGGCGCGTAGCCGGCCTGCCGCAGGGACTCCCGGGCCGCGTCCACCAACTCGGGGTCCACGTCCACCGTGGTGACCGCACCGTGCCCCAACGCATGACTGAGCAGGGCGGCGTTGTAGCCAGTGCCGGTGCCGATTTCCAGCACCCGGTGTCCTGGTCGAGCGTCCAGTGCCTCCAGCATGGTTGCCATCAGTGAGGGCCTGGTGGACGAACTGGTGGCGGTGCGGCCGATGAACTGGGTGATCAGACTCGTGTCCGAGTAGACCGCGGCCAGTGCGTCGGCGTGGCGGCCAGGGTCGCCCAGGTCGTGTTCGGTCAACCGGCCGGCGGTGCCGGGCACCGAGAACCGGGTAACGAACAGGTCCCTGGGCACCGATCCGAACGCGTCGACCCACCGGGGCGTGGTCAGGCAGCCCCGTGCGTTGAGGTCAGCGACGAGCCCGCGGCGCAACTCGGCGGGGTCGGTACTGGTGATCACGTCTCTCCTGTGAGGTAGTCGGCCAACGCCTGGATCACGTCCTGCCGGATGGGCTCCAGCCACGCCCACTGGCCGTTGGGGTTCAGGTCCCCGATGAACACCCACTCGCCGTCCGGCCTGATGATCCAGTCCGACGAGGAGTAGACCAGCCGGAACGTGGCCATGAGCCGGCGTAGGCCAGCTGCCACCCGATCGGGTACCTCGGTGGCCTGGTAGGTCAGCCGGTCATGGTCAGCCCTCCAGTCCACAGTGGATCGGCTGGGATGGTCGATGCGCACCGCGAACAGCCGCCCGTCGACCGCGACCACCCGCACCGAGTAGGCGCAGGGCACCCGAGTCTGGAACAGGTGGGCGGTGCGCGCCACGTCGTCGGTGATGTCCTCGGGCTGCACCAGCGCGGTGCGCAACGCCACGTACTCGCCGTTCTCGCTGCGTGGCCCGGTGGTGAGCGGTTTGTAGATCACCCCGGTGTCGGCGTGGTCGCGGCAGAAGTCCCGGGCCTGCTCCGGCGAGTTCGTGATCAGCGAGATAGGGATGGTCAGGCCACAAGCATCGGCAACGGCCAACTGGTGGGCACGCTGGTCGGCTGCGGTGTTGGCGTAGGGGTGGTTGACCCAGCGGACGGACAACGCGGCGAGCAGACCGCCGAGACCAGCACGGGCCTCGGCGGTCGCCCACTGCGCTTCCGTCGCCGTCATCTGGGGATGCACCGCGAAGCCCTGGGGCTTGCGGTACCACACGGCACTGATCTGCTCGATGTCGAGCTGGCGGTAAGGGGTGCGCAGAAACCCACGCCACCCCTCACCGCCGGAGGTGATCAGCGCCGCCTCAGTCAGCCGCTCCGGGAAGTCAGCGAGATCGAACCGCACGACAGACGCGTCACGCCTGTTCAGCTCGGCGATGACGAAGTCCGCTGTAACATCTCCCGGGCGCGTCACTACAGCGACGGAGCCCATGATCAGTCAGCGGGGTCGGAGTCCGTCTCCCACTGGTGGTCGAACTTCGTGTCGCACGGGGTGTAGGGGCCGGTGGGGTCCTTCGGCCGGTCCGCGTCGATCAGCGGCACGCCGTCAGCGGTCGTGGTGATCTGCCGCTCGGGGTCGTAGTGCAGGCCGTCGAAGTGGTGCGCGGCGCCCACCGGGGTGGTGCGGGTCAAGCCCCAGGGGCGCACTCCCGGGCCGCTGGGCACGTCGCTGCTGCGCAGGTTCGGGTCCGCAGGCGGCCACGCCACGAGACCCATCGTCGTGTTGGTCAAGATCAGTTCCTTTGCGCACTCATGGTGCACTCACCCGGCGCGATCGTGCCGACCCAGTCATGAGTTGAGCAAGGGGTGTTCCCCGAAAGGCGCATCAACGCGACGAATGCCCCTGCTGCCCGTGGATGTAGGCGCGCAGGGCTGCACCGCGTCCGGGGGTAGGCTGGCCGGACTAATTGGCCCTGAGAGGATCGCAACGGCCTGCATGTTGGGCTCGCCTCGACAGCGACCAGTGGCCACCACTCATCGACCCCGCAGGGGATCGCAACCTCACGTCCCGGTATTCCGTCGCACAATCCCGCGCGTGTGGCCAGGGCTCATTGACCCCGCAGGGGATCGCAACTCGCTCACGGGATGAACTGGTCGAGGTCGGGTGGCATGGCCAGCACTCATTGACCCCGCAGGGGATCGCAACCGGACCACCTGGTCACGGGCGGTCAGCTGGCGCATGTGGCCAGGGCTCATCGACCCGGCAGGGAATCGCAACGACAGGCCGAGGGCCCAGGTGGCCATCCAGAGCAGGTGGCCAGGGCTCATTGACCCCGCAGGGGATCGCAACCCCTCCAGGCTCACGGCGTCGGCGTTGGCGGTGCGGGCGGCCAGGTCTCATCGACCCCACAGGGGATCGCAACTCGCGCAGCACGATCCACACCGGGAGGTGGCGGTCGGTGTGGCCACCACTCATCGACCCCAACGGGGATCGCAACGATGACGTCCATGCGGGTCGCCAAGATCGTGACGGTGGCCAGCACTCATCGACCCCTGAGGGGATCGCAACATTCGGGCCACGACCCGGTCCACGCGGTACGACCCATTGTGGCCAGCACTCATCGACCCCGCAGGGGAACGCAGAACGCCCCTCCCGCTACCGGACACCAGCCGGCGCGGGAGGGGCGTGATCATGCAGTGGTGCGTTTGCGCAGGTCATCAAACTTACCGGTGCCGGTAACCTGGGCATCTGCCATCTCATGGGATCGCATGAAGCGACCAGCGGGGCCATGATCTCCAAGACGGAGGCCGTACCCCAGAGCCACGTTAGGCGATCCCCTAACGTGGCTGGTCAGAAGGCATGGCCTGTAAGACGCAGGTCATGGTCAGATGAGAGTGACAGGCCGTCACTCTGATCGGCGAGACGTGTCTGTGTGCAGGTCAGCGCGGGGTGGAACCAACCTTGGTGCTCAGCGACGCCGAACCCGGGTCACCCACCCGCCGAGCGGCCAGCGCCTTCAACACGCTCACCACGGCCGCGCCCAGCCCGACACCGAGCACGCCCCGCCAATCCACCGCGAGCAGGTCCACCGCCTCGGCACCGAGAGCGGCCAGCACCGCCCCAGCGAACGACGACACCGCCCGCTCCACGAGGTCCCGCATGTACGTCGTCACTGCTGCACCTCCTGGCCTCGCACTGCCACATCGACCGTCACGACGTTCTCTCGGATCGCGTCGGCGACAGCCTGCTTGATCGCGGCGGCGTCGATCTCCTGGTCCCGCGCGACCGCGTCCGCCAACTGCTCGAACGCCGTCCGGTAGGCAACCACCATGTCGTAGACGGTGAACACACCGCGGTTGGTGTGCAGCGCCAGGTCCTCGAAGCGCGCGGTCTCGCCGTCACCGGGCCGGCGCAGGTGCTCGGGGATGCCGCAGTTGAAGTTGAGCAGGGCGCGCGCGGACGCGTCGGCGATCCGGTTCACGTCCTCATCGGACAGGGGCATGTCGTCCTCCTCGTATGGCCACTGGCCGAAGTCGTTGGCGTTGGAGTCGTTGACGTCGCAGGCGACACCGGCCACGTGGACGGTGCCGATGCGCTGGAACAGGTGGGCGCGGAGATCAGCCCGGCCGCCGGACCAGGCGGCGGTCTGCCACGCGTACCGGGCTGTGCCCGCGTCGAGGCAGTGCCGGACCACGGAGTAGGAGCCGTAGACGCCGATCCGGCCGGGGCCCAGCACCGAGGCGGCGCCGCGCAGGTACGCATCGATGGCCCCGAGCTGATGGGGCTGGGCGTCGAAGTCGACGGCGAAGTAGATGGGCCGGCTACTGGGCATCCCGACCGCGGCGGCCTGCTCGGCCGCGGCCCGGGCGTCGGCCTGGCCGCCGGCGTACCCGGACAGGGCCCGGTTGGCCGTGGTCTCGAACACCAGCGCCACCGCCACCCCGTTCCGGGTCATGTCGGCGAACTCGCGCGCGGTGATGTTCTTCCGGTTGCCCGGCCTCGACAGGTAGCGCACGACGAACCGGTAGCCGGCGGCCCGCACGGCGGCGGCCGAGGGCGGCCCGGTCGAGTAGTCCAGCCCCCTCACTGGTCACCTCCCACGATCCGGCGCTCGACGCGGTCCACGGCGTCGCGCAGCGACGCGCCAGAGTTGGGCCGCACCTCGTGTTCGATGACGGTCACCCGCTGCTCGATGGCGGCCAGGCGCTCCATGACGCCCGGCCGCGCCGGCACCCCGTCGCGCTCCGGCTCACCGAGCCAGTCATCGGCGACGTGCGAGAGCTTGCGGCCCACACGGGCGACCCGGACGACGACCGCCCACACAGCGGCGAGGGCGCCCAGAGCAAGACCAACGTCCAAAATGGACAAGTCGGCCAAGAAGTCAGACAAGGATTCTCCTTATGCGTCTTGGACCTGCGAGCACTCGGTCACGGTGCCCAGGAGGTGGACGACGTTGCAGCCCAGGACGCTGGTGCGGGCCCCGAACAGCACCACCTGGTACTTCTCATGCCGGGACAGCGTTACGTCCGGGCAGAGCGTCATCGTGGTGCTGCCGTGTCCGCGAACGCCCCGGGTGTTCCAGTCGATGACTTCCGCCGGGAAAATCTTGTCGCCGAAGGCGACATCGACGCCGTCCGACGCTCGCCGGAGCTTCAAGCCAAGCATCGCAGTGGACGGCTCAGCGAGTTGGCCGGAGGCGCCCTGGTGCGCCTGGACGACCACGGTCATGCTGACGTTAGCGTGGCAATCTCCGTGTGGGGTAAAGGAAAGCGCGAGCAGGTCACCATCTGTGGTAGGTACCGGGATCGCCTGGTTGACGGCCCTGAGCCGGTGCACAACCGGTTTCTGGCCGGCGTAGCGCCGGTCGTCGGTGACCGTGCTGATCGTGGTGGCGTCAGGCGCAACGGGAACCAGGGCAACGGGAATCTCCCACTTCGCATTGTCCTGCGTGACCGGCGGTACCCCACCGCCTGGCACGCCTTGCAGGACATCCAGCTCCAACAGCTCGCGCAAGAAGTCCGCCCGGACGATCACGCGGTCGGTGCGCGGCAGCGTCTCGCCCGGCGTCGGGGGCTGGATCTGCAGCGTGGACTCGGTAGTCCACTCGCCCCAGTGGCCGCGAATCCACGCTTGCCCAGCGCGGACCTTGACCTGCATCCCGCTGCTGTCGGCGTACACCTCAAGCTCGCCAGCTACGTCCTGGAGCACGCCGGCTGAGGCGAGGCCGGTCATGAACTTGCGCCAGGTGTCGGCCGTGACGCTCGACCCGGGCCCGCTGTCGAACGGGGCGTACGTGTTCGCTGGTGCAGCCATCAGCGTCTCTCCAAGTTCCTGAGCCTGACGCTCATCTGCCTGAGTCGATCGAAGATCCGCAGCACGCCGTTGCTGGTCGCGCTGATCGTGGGGATCACGGTCTGCGAGTCCGGCCCGAGCCGGGTCCGGACCTCGCGGATCACGGACGTGACGCGCTCGCCAGGTGACGGGACCACCGTCACCGTGTCGCCCAGTCCGTAGTCACGCAGGTACTGGTGCTTGCCCGCATCGACTGGTGTCACGCTCAGCGTGGTCTGCTCAGCGCCTTCGACCAAGGTGGCGCGGATCTCCTGGTTGAGTTCGTCGGCCGCCGCGGTGTCCCGGCGGTCCACGAAGCGCTCGGCTCGGTCCCACCCCTGCGGGTTGGCCTGCCCCTCCCGGATCACCCGGGCTGTGCCCTCACCGGACCCGCCGACGTACACATAGGTCAGCTCCGGCGCGGCGCGCTCGTACGACAGCTCCGCGACATTGCCCAGTTCCTGTGACAGCAGGATCTCGTCGGATCGGTCCTGGGGAGCCCAGACCTGGAACTCCAGCCGATCGCCCCCGGTCTGCTGAACGCGCCAGCCGACACCGCCGGCCACGGCCAGATCCTGTTCCAGCGTGAGCAGTTGCTGCCACCGGCCACGACCGGTCACCTGGGCGCCGACCAGCGGGTCGATGCCCAGCACCAAGCCGGGCTCGCGCCGGGGCGCCAGCGCGCCCGGTCCGGCGTTGACGTTGACGTACTGCATCAGCACTGATGAAGCGATGCCGCTGCGCACGTCGTACTCGACCGAGTCGTACGGCGGTGCCGCCTTCGTCGGCTGGGGGTGCACCACCCTGTTGGCGAGCACGGTGTTGTCGTCCACACCGGACACCGTCAGGGTGTCGCTGGTGTCGGTGGTCTGCCGCTGCGGCTGCCGCACACGGCCTGAGAACACCACGGTCGTGTCGTCGCGCACCAGCACGATCCCGTACCGCGGCTGCATGAGCGCCGCCGCATGTGCTGTCCCGGCCGGCAGGGTGAGCTGCCACGTACCGACATCCCGGTAGCGGCTCACGCACTCCAGGGTCTGGTAGTCCTCGATCGCCGCCACCCGGCTCAGGTCGGGCGCGCGGAGGTACAGCGTCCAGGCCACGGTCACCTCCTCACATAGACAGGTAGCGGGGCCGGTACGACAGGACGACACGCGAGTCGGCCGACACCGCAGACCCCATCTCGATGCTGATGGCGTTGGTTCCGGGCGCGAGCGGCCAGAACGAGCTGCCCCACGACAACCGGCCAAATGCGCTGGTGCCGTCGGACCGGGTCACCTCCTTCCGGCGCGGCCTGGTGTCGATCGTGACCGACTCGCCGCCGCCGAGGTCCACGGCGAGGTCCAGCACCTTGCCAGTGGTCTCGTTGCGGATGACCGGGTGCGAGCCCGGCCCGACGATCGTCCACACTGGCCAGGCGTCCACGTCGCCGGGGTTGGTCACCGTGACGTCAGCCCAGATCTCGGACGACGCGAGGCGCAACGGGAAGAACGGGAAGAACTTCGGCGCCTCGCCACGTTGGAACTGCTGCACGATGTCGGAACCGGCCGCCCAGTACGGGTCGTACGCCCGGCACATGATCGGCATTCGCTGTGTGGTGGGGCCCGACGTGTCGCCGAGCCGCTCGGCCACGTCCAGCCCGGCCACGACCCGCACCGTGATCTCCCGCGTGTCCCCCGCCGGGCCCGTCATCCGCAGCACGCTGTCCCCACGCCGCGGGTCCATCCGGTGCACCAGGTCACGCAGCCGCGCCTGCAGTTCGGCGGGCGTCGGCGCGTTGATCCACAGCGACAGGCTGATGTCCCGGGCGCCGTGCTGCACATCCCGCAGCAGCAGCCCCGGCTGGCCGGGCACGCCCTGCTCGTCCAGGCGCACGGTCACGCCGTACCGCCCGGACACGTCCCACGCCACCGCCAGATCGGTTACCACCCCGTCCGGGTCCACGTGCTGGATCACCTCGTCAGCCACGCGCACCCCCTCACGGCAGCATCTCCAGCCGCTCCATGCGCGCGAACTGCGCCTGCAGGTCCACACTCGACTCCGTGGTGTTCACGGTGAGGTAGAAGTTCTTCACCACCGAGCTGCCGCTGCTGGCCACGGCAGGGCCAGCCACCGACGCGCCCACCCGCCGCGCCGCCCGCATGATCTCCGCTGACGGGCCAGCAGGGATCACCGTGCCGTCCTGGCGCGGCACCACGATCTCCGGTCCCTCCTCACCCACGACGTACGCGTGACCGGCCTCGACCGGACCGCCCTCCGCCTTGAACGGCAGCCCGAACCGCTGGCCATTCTGATCGACCGAGTAGTAGTAGCCGCCGATCTGGTGGTACTGGACCTCCACGGTGATGTGCCGTGGGATCGAGTCGAGCTGGCGTTTCAGCGTTCCCGCGTTGCCAATCGCCACGTCCATGCCGGGCTGGGTGATCAGCGTGGACACGTCGTCGGGCAGGCCCAGGTACCGGTCAGCCAACACCCGCGCCTGGTCGGCGTTGAACCCCATCTGCTGCATCTCGCTGATGAACGCGTTGCGCCGCTGGGCGACTGCGTCCAGAGCGGCGACCGTGGCCTGCTGTTGCGACCCGGTCTGCTGCAGTGTCGTGTCGTAGACCGTCTGCGCCAGAGTCCTGTAGCTCTGACCCTGCTCGACCAGGTGCTGCTGCAGCGCCCTCCCAGCCTCGGTCGTGAGATCGATCTGCCCGCCGGCGGCGAACAGCTCGCCCTGCCAGTCCTTAGTGGACTTCTTCACGCCGTCGATATCGCTGCGCAGGTCGGCCAGCCCGGCCTCCCAGGTGGCAACGGCCTCCTCCAGTGGGATACCGCCGCCGAAAAGCAGCTGCCACGCGGTGTTCAGGGCGTCCGCGCGCTCGGCCGTGTCGCCGGTGGTATCCCGCAGCGTGGCCATCGCCTCTTCCAGCGCCTGGGTACCCGGAAGCGCCGACTGCATCGCGCCAGCCGCGCCCCCGACCGCCTCCTGCTCCTGCTGGAAGTCAGTCATCGCCCCGGTCACGACAGCCCGCAGGCCGTCCGTATCCCGCAGCAGGGTCCGCGCCGCCTCAGCCTGCCCGGTGTAGCTGGTAACCAGCTCACCAGACTCGGTGTTGACCTGCTCGCCGGCGGTGACCTGAGCCTGCAGGCGCGCCTTGAGTGCATCCAGCGTCGGCCCACCGGTGATGATCGCGTCCAGATAGTCCTGCTGCGACAGCCCAGCCGCGGACACCGCGTCAGCCAGGGCCTTGTACGAGTCGGACTGCGCCAGTGCACGACGCGCGGACGCGTCGAACTGGCCGCCGGACTCACGCAGCGCCGCAGCGAGCGACCGCTGCGACCCTTCGGCCTCCTGCGACTTGGCACCGAAAGCACCGAGAAGCGCGCCAGCCGCAGTGACTGCGATGCCCCACGGGCCACCGAGCAGCCCCATGAGCCCACCCGCCGCAGTAGCCAGTCGCCCTGCGCCGTTTTCGCCTCCGGCTTCCTTGAACTTGGTGCGCAGGTCACTGACGCTGGTGCCCACACCGTCGATGACGCCCTTGACGGTGCCGACCACGCGCATCGCGGTCGCGACCGACAGCCACAGCCCGATCATCGGGCCCAGCGCGTCCGAGATCGGACCGATCACGTCGAGAACGCCTTCCAGGACGTCCAGGCCGATGCCCAGCGCCTCGGACATCACCGGCAGCGCGCCGCCGCCGAGGTCGCTAACGACGTCGGTCAACTTGCCGACGACGTCAACGGCCTGGCCGCCGTGCTCCGCCCACTGACCGGTGAGCGTGGTCAGCACCTCACCGGCGGCCGGCAGCGCGATCGAGATCAACCGTCCAAAGTGGTCAACGCCCTGTGCGGCTTCCGGTGCCGCTGAGGCGACCTCACCGAAGAACTCACCGGCGGCGCGGCCAGACTGGACGAGCAGCCGGCCCAGGGCGTCGAAGACCGGGCCGCTGGACTGCACCACGGCGACCGCGCCGGGCATCGCCTCACGCGCGAAGCCGGTGACACCGCGCGTGAGCGCCTGGACGTCCGGCACGGCCGCGGCGAACGCCGTCCGGATCTGTGGACGCAGCTGCTCGTAGGCCGCGCTGATCTCGCTGGCCGCGTCCACATAGGCGTCCGCCAGCGGCGCGGCGTCAGCGGCGGCACCGGTCCGGATCTCGTCACCCAGGCTCCGGAACGAGTTGGCCACCTCGGCGTTGCCCTTGACAGCGGCGGCGCCTATCGCGGCGAACACGAGCGGCAGGCCGCCTACGGTCGCGGCGACCGCGCCGGCCGCAGCCGCCGAACCGCCCGCCAGCCCCGCGACCGCCTTGAGCCCGCGCTGGCCCATCCGGTCCATGCTGTCGCCGACCTTGTCAAAGGTCTTGCTGGCCTTGTCAATGCCCAAAACCGTGAAGATCAAGTCTTTGGCAGCCATCGGGCGTCACCTCCTCGGCCGTGACCGCTGCTGCTGGTCTTGGGCGCGCCGCCGGTGCTCATCGATCAGCGCGCAGCACAGCCACCAGTCCCGGAGCCGCAGCTGCCGTATGTCGGTGGGCAGCCAGTGCCACAGGTGCACCATCCAGGGCAGGTACCGGGTCAGCTCGTCTGAGATCGAGACGTCCTGGCCGGCGGTTTCGGCTGGTCCGTCTCCTCGGTAGGGTCCGGCGACGCCTCACCCTCACTGTCCTGAGTGGATTGATCGCGGCGAATCTCCGCCCGAAACTCCCTCCAGCGGAAGTTCATCGCGGGACCGGCGAACTCGACGGCCTCGCCGGCGTGCCGCCGCGCCAGCCAGAAAAACGTTTTCACCGCCAGGGCCTCGCCGCGGTCGTGCGCCGCGCACAGCCACGTCCAGCCGCGCCCGGTCAGCCGCTCCACCTCGATGGACTCGTCGACCGTCACGTCCAGCAGGTTCAGCGAGTACCGGCTCTCGCCGAGCCGGTAGTCGTACGTCAGCTCACGCACCGATTGCTCCTACTCTGCAAGCTTTTTCACGATGTCGTCCACAACGGACACTGCTGCGCGGCGCACCTGCGGGCCGCCGCGCAGCATGGGCTTGTCGAACCAGCCCTCCGGCGTGACCTTCTGCTCCACCCACCGGTCGCGGTTGCCCATGACCGGGTGGCGCCAGGCGCCCTTATTCATCAGCCGCGGCAGCTTCCGCTGATCGGGCGGCAGCATCGAGCGGTTGGTGCGGATGCGCACCGACGCCGACCGCGCCCCGGTGGACACCTGGGTGCGCACCGCCCGTGCGATCGTGGCCCGCAGTCCACGCCGCCGGAACGCACGGTCCTGGACACGGTCTGTGGCCCGGCGGGACCGGCTGACGTCGTACGCGCGCCGCGCCTGCCCGCCGCCACCGCGGACGGCCCGCGACGCCAGCGACTGCACCGACCGCTGTGCGTCCTGCACGACCGGCCGGGCGGCGGTGCGCATCTCGCGCGCCATCTCCCGCACCAGGTCCCCGCGGCCGGCCGCCTTCAGCTTGGCCGCGGTCGCCCGGAACTCGGCGGTACCGCGGATCTCGACCCGGGCCGGCATGGCGCCGGCCTACGGGGTGGTGTCGGTGGTCTGGTACTCCACCCGCACGCTCTGCGTGCCGGTGTCGGTGACCACGATGGGCAGGGACTGCATCACGATCTCGGGGCCGCCGACTGCGGGCGTCGCACCGTCGAACCTCGTGTTCGCGGTCAGCACCAGCTCGTGACGCAGCGTCCCGCTGATGACCGGGCCCTGGAACGTCAGCACCAGCTCGGCCTCCTCACCGTTGGTGAATCGGTTGTAGGCCGTCAGGTCCTTGAACTCACCTTCGAGGGTGCCGGTGATCTCGCGCAGTCCCTGCTCCACCGGTACGTCGCGGAGACCGCCGCCGCCGATGCAGTACCGGTCCTCCGCGAGTGCGTTGGAGCCCGCGATGCTCACTGACCGGACGCACGTCTCGGTGCCGCCGAGCGACAGGGAACCGGTGACGAACGTGAGCGGGACCGAGCCGGCCGGGTAAGCGGCGGTCGCCAGAGCGGTCGCGGTGGTCTCGTCGCGGCCGAGCAGCGACACCTGCAAGGTGAGGAACTCGCCGACGCTGCACTCCAGCGTCCATGAGCTGACGCGGCAGCCGGAGTACGTGAACGGGCGCACCACACCGCCGGTGTCCGGCCGTCCGATCTGGACGGTCAGTCCGGGCGGCAGGTCACCTGGCGTGAAGACGTGCCGCCACACGGTTGGCGCGTTCGTCGCGTCCGGCTGCGTCGAGGTGACGGAGCCGAGCGCGTGCTTGAGCCAGAGCCCGTAGCCCTCGGTGCCGACCTCCATCGTGATGTCGCCGGACACCGACCGCTGGCCCGGTGCCCACCGGTCCGACCGCAGCACGCGGGCACCAGCGCGCAGCGCCGTGCTCGCCAGCCGCTCGATGCTCAGGGAGACGCTCTCCTGGCGGAACTCGTAGAACCGCGACGGGGTGACGGCGGTGCCGTACGTGGTCTCCTCGCCGACGCCGAGCTGCGCGCTCAACCCGCTGGGGATCGCCATCAGCTCGCCTCCTTCCTGCTGTCCTTGGCCGCCGGCTTGACCGCTGCCCAGTCGGGTTGGTCGAGCAGCGGCGCGGCCAGGTCGTCCGGGACCTCGATGGGTCGGTCCCGCTCGGCGGTCAGGCCGAGCGCGGGCACGGTCACGGCCCGGTGCGGGCCGGTGTAGCTGATACGCATGGTGTCCTCTCTGGACGGTCAGAGGCGGGCGCGGCACACGACGCCGAACGTGACCCTGGCCAACGCCCCGGTGTTGGTCTGCATCTGCGAGAGCGTGATGTCACCGCCGACCCCGGACCACAGCACCGCGCCGCCGAGCTGCGTGTCCCCGCCCGGCTCGTTCGGGCGCACCAGGCGTTCGACCGCGCCGACGATGCCGAACGCACGGCCGCGCTCGCGCTTCATGTCGACGTTTCCGCTCCGGCTGGCGGCGCAGCAGTAGATGGTGAACGTCTCGTCCTTGCCGGGGCGGCCGAGCGTGGCGTACTCCTGCGTGCCGGTCACCGAGTCCTCTCCGGCCGGGTCGTCGCCGATGAACAGCAGCAGCTCGTCCGACAGGTCGCTGACCGGTGGCCCGTCGTAGATCCGCACCCCGGCCAGGGGGCCGCCGGGCGCGGCAGCGCCGGTGCACAGCGTCAGCAGCCCATCGATGGCCGCGGGGATGCGCGAGGTCTGCATCTGCATCAGGCCACTCCCGGCGGCATCTGGTCGCCCTGCAGAAGCTCCAGGGCACGGTTCGGTACCGCGTAGCCGAGCCCGGGAATGGGCTCGCTCAGCGAGTAGTCGTCGGCGCCGCCGATGTTCGGCAGGCCGTCCGCGCCGTACCGGGCCCGCCACAGGTGCGCGAGGATGATCCTCGCCGCCGCCGTGATGTTCGCCGGCACGATGTGCCGGCCGGCCACGTAGGTCACCCGCAGCGGCCCGGTCAGGCGTGCACCGTCCCGGCGCCGGATCACACCCGCCGGTGAGGCGTCCAGGTCGGACAGTGCCGGGCTGGTGCCGCCGGCCAGGATCGCGGTCACCGAGGTCAGTGACAGCAGCGGCGGCTGCCGCACCATCAGCGTCCACCCGGACACGTCGTGGTCCTCGACCACCGTGCGGCGCACGACCGGGCCGACGATGGCCTCCACGCACCGCGTGGTGGCCTCCAACCACGCCCGGATGTTCTCGTCCTGGCTGGTGCCCGACACCCGCAGGTGGTCACGGGCATCGGCCAGGGACAGGATCAGCGGCACGTCGGCCGGGCGCACGTCGACCGCGTCGGTGTAGGCCGCGGCCGGCCCGGTCCACTGCCACCGCACCAGGTGCCGGCCGGCCTGCTCCGGCACGTAGTCCACTGTGTAGACCCCGACCGGGTCGGCGGCCGGCACCGGCGGCCGGGTGGTTGTGCCGTCCGGCAGGGTGATGGTGAGCGCCGCCGTCGCGGCGGTGACGAGCGCCCCGTCAGGGCCCCGGCACTCGCCGATCAGGCGCACGGTGTCACCGAGGTCGTAGGGCACCGCTCACCACCTCCGCTCCAGGGGCGTGGCCGGCCGGCTCCCGCACCGGGCCGGCCACGTGCTCACCTGGTCTCCGGCCGCCGGCCACGGCCGCCACGCCGCGACTGCACCGCGGCACGCTCCACACCGGACTGTCGGCCTGCCGCTCGACGCGGACGGCGCGCACGCCGTCCGCCCACCGGACCGCGTCCTCCTCGGACATCTCCACCTCGTCACCGGGCACCCGCGACCAGTCCAGGCCAGCCACGGGCACCAGGAACCGCACCAGCACCATCAGCTGCTCGCCTCCTTCCTGGATCATGCAGCGGGGTGGGCGTAGGCGCGGATGGCCGCCGGGTCGTCCGGGCGCCCGTCCATCCGCGCGAACGCGAGGAACCCCACCTGCAGGAAGTCCGCGTACCGTTCGGTGAGCCGCAGGGTCTGGACGTCCAGCACCTGGCGGATGATGTAGCCGGCCGCGATGTCGCCGAACACTAGCGACTTCGCACCCGCCGCGGGGACCGGCATCGAGTTGTCGATGGTGTACTGCCAGCCGTTGATGGTGGCCGGCATCCCGGGCGCGGGGACGGGCTGCCACAGCGGCCGGCCCTCGGAGTCCTTGAGCTTCCGCAGCATCTTCAGCGCCTGGTCGTGGAAAACATAGCGCGCGTTGAGCCGGTACGCGGGGTCCACCGAGTGCTCCAGATCCACCAGGTCGTCGTAGGTGATGGACGTGACCTGACCGGCCGCGCCGGTCACACCCACGGTGATGTTGGTGGTGATGCCCTCCGGTTGACCGGTGCCGGTGCCGGTTGCGAAGTGCTTCGCGGCGGCGCGGCCGATGCGCTCACCCAACTTGCGCGGCAGCCACACGTCCAGGTTGAACGCGCTGTCCTGCAGCAACTGCAGCGACACCCGCACCAGCTTGGACGTGTAGGTGTGCGCCGACAGCTTCCGCTGGCCGAGCGTCACGTCCTGCTCGGTCACCTGCGTGTTCTCGCCGAGGATGGCGCCCTCGTTGCCGGTGTCGTCGTTGGTCGGCCACGGCAGATCGTTGCCGGTCGTGGTGTTGATGACGTTGGCGACGTTCATTAGGCCGCCGTACGCCTTCATGGTCTCGCTCAGCACGGCCCGGAACCCTTCGGGGACCAGGTAGCCGCCGGCCGCCGGAGTGGCCACGCCCTGCGCGCGCACCTCGGAGAAGCCGCCGGCCAGCAGCTCGCGCTGCTCCGGCCGCAGCCCGTCCATCCCGCGCCGCATGTACTCGCCGAACGCGACGTCGTACCGCTTCGCCTGGTCCTCGTCGGCGCGGTCGTCGCCGCCCGCACCGGTGACGACGATCTGCGACCGGTCGACCTGCTCCAGGCTGGCCATGCGCTGCAGCCGCTCGATGTCGGCGGACACCTCGGTCAGCCTCTGCTCGGCGGCGTCCCAGTTGGTCCGCTCCTCAGCGGACAGGTCCCGGCCCTCGCCCTCGGCGGCGGCGCGGATGTCCAGCATCCGCTGCCACACCCGGTTCTGCTCGGTGACAAGCCGGTCCAGCATCGCAGTGCTCACTGCACAGTCCTCTCAGGATCGATGGTGTGGGGCAGCCGGTATCGCGCGGCGAGCCCCCTCATGACGCGGTCGATCGAGGCGACGGACAGCCGAGTGGACCGGGCCGGCTCGGCACCGTCAGCGTCGCGAGTGGACTCACACGGCTCGCGGCCGACGACACGCAGTAGGTCTTGCAGCTCGGGCCGGTAGACGGTCCGACGTTCGATGGCGGCGCGGTCGCCGCGGTGCACCAGGGCGGTGGCCACCGACCGCAGCCCGGCCTCGGTGTCCTCGTAGGCCGGCCACGTGACCGCGGACACCTCGATCAGTCGCACCTCGCGGATGGTTCGCACGTCGACCTCGATCGGGTCGTCCAGGCCGGCCACCTCGACCTCTTCGGTCTTCCATTCGTCCTTGACGACCTGGAAGCCGAAGCTCATCCCGGTGATGTTCCCGTTGCGGACGTTGGCCTTCAGGTCACGCACGTACGACAGCTCGGTGTCCAGATCGGACTCGACCACCAGCCCCTTGGTGTCCTGGGACAGCCGCAGCGTGCCAGCTGACACCCGGGACACCACGTAGTAGCTGTCGTGGTCGATCAGCATCCGGGCGTCGCCCTCCTGGAGGGTCTTGGTGAACGCCCCGGGCGCGATCTCCTCGTAGATGCCCCACTGGAGGGGGTTACCGATCGAGGTGCGGCTGTTGAACACCGCGGCGTACCCGGCGAACCGCTCACTGGCGCTGTCGTCGTCGGCCCAGGTGATCGTGACCCCTGCCGTGGCCAGAGGTAGGCGGCGGCGCTCCTCAGCCTGCGCCAGGGTCGTCATCGTCATTGCTTCCCTCGCTGTCGTTCTGGGCAGGGGCGCCGAGCGGCGCCATGTTCAGCGGCTGCAGGTAGGTGTCGCCGCCCTCGACCGGCGGCCGGTTCTCCAACGCCCTGATGTCGTTGGCGGAGAACGCGCCGACTTCGCGCATGACCCGGTAGAACTCGGCACGCGCGGTGCTGTCGGCGCGCAGCAGACCCTCCACGCTGTACTCCGCGTACTGGGCCGCAGGAAGCAGCTCCTTGGTGATGCGCTGCTCGGTCGGCACCAGCCACGTCGGGTGCAGGTCGAAAGTCACGAATCCGGTGGCCTGCTGCTCCAGGCCGGTTCCCCAGCTGGTGCTGCGCTCGGTCTCCATCAGCAGGAACAGCGGCACGCCGAACATACGCGCGATCTCGGTGACCTGGAACCGCCTGGACTCCAGGAACTGAGCGTCGCGGTAGGGCATGGTCACGGGCTGGAAGCTCGCGCCGGAGTCGAGCACGGCCACATCACCGGCGTTGGCCGCGCCGGCCATCTTGGCTTTCCAGCGTTGTTTCAGCGCCTCGGCCTGGTCGGCGGTCAGCCGCTGCTCGGTCTGCAGGATGCCGCTCAACATGGCGCCCTGGCCGAAGAAGCGGGCGCCTGCCTGCTCTGCAGCCATCGCCATGCCGATGCCGGCCGCCGCGGCACGGATCGGGGACACACCGGTCACGCCGTCGTAGCCGAGCGCGGGCAGGTGCAGGATCTCCCGCGACGTCAACGCGTGCTGTTGTCCACTGTCGTCGGTGACCTCGAACACCTTGCCGCTGGGCACATCGGCTGTTGGCTGTGCTTGGCCAACGCGCACCCGGTCCGGCCGGATCGGCCACAGCTCGACCACCTGGCCGGCCCCGTTGCGGACCTTCTGCAGGTACGCGTTGCCCCACATCAACCTGTGCACATAGGACAGTCGCCACAGCTCGTAGCGCGTCAGCTCCGGGTGCGGATCACGCAGCAGCCGTGACGTCGTCTTGGTCTTGGTGCCGTCCCGGTAGGTGTGCAGCGGCACCGACGCCGACACGCACGCGATCACCGACACCGACCGCCACACCGCCGGCATCGACAGGGCGGAGACCTCGGTGACCACCACCCCGGCGTCACCGGGCTGGCCACCCATCCACTCCAGCAGGCTCGGCGACGTCAACGGCACCGCGGGGTTCTCCAGGTTCGAGCGGCGCTCGAACAGCCCGAAGAGGCTCACGGCCGGTCACCTCCTCCCGTAGGCGGCCGGCGGGCGGCGGCCCGCTCGCAGGCCAGCACGCCGAGCACACCGGCGACGATCAGCGCCACGGGCGCCCCGGCCAGCAGTGCCAGGCCGATCACCGCGACGACCAGACACAGCACCTCGACCAACCACAGGAGCACGGCCCACCCCCTCTCACCACAGATTCGGTGCGCCGTCTGCAAAGGACTCGGCTCCCCACAACGCAAACGTCACAGCCACTAGCGGGCTTATGTCCACAGTGGATGCCCGGCGGGCCCACGCCCACGCATCACCGAGGGGGCGCTGCTGCGCGCCGGCCAGCGCGGCGGTGAGCGGCTCCTGGTTCAGGTGCCGCAGCTGCGCTTCGGTCACGGCGTCGTAGAAGCCGCCGCACGCCTGCCCCACCTGCCGGGCGGTCGGCACCACCACCGTGACGCCCGCGTCCCGCAGAGGCTTGATGAGCGACCCGGCCGGCCCGCCGTCATCGATCACGACGACGCACGGGCCGTGGCGCTCCACCAGGTCGATGACGCGCCCGACCGTCCACCGGGTACCAGGCCGGTGGTCGACCACCTCGACATGCACACGCCCGTCCGGCCGCCGGCCCGCCGCGCCGATCGCGGCCGAACCGCGGTCCGGGGCCACGTCCACAGCGATCGCCAGCCGGCCGCCCAGCTTCGAGGTGACGTCAGCCAGGCCAGACCACGTCTGCTGGGCGATGACCGCCCAACCCTCGTCCTCCTTGGGCTCTGGCCAGTCACCGATCCCGAGACGCTCGACCGCGAACCCCGCGGCGCCCATGCTCTCTTGCTCGTTGCCGATGTACTCCGCGCTGATCCGGATGCCCATGCCCGGGTTAGCCAGCGCCCACATCGCTGGGTCGGTCGCGACGGCCTTGGGGTTCTCCGCGTACACGTCCTCGGGCACAGACCACTCGAAGTACCCCAGCGAGCGCCCGTCACCGGTCAGGCCGCGACGGCGGACACGGGCCAGCACATGGCCGTGTGCGTGCTCCTTCTGATCGACCGGGCTCGACGTGTACCACAGCTGCGGCGACCCAGTGACCGACCTGGCGGCCATCGTGGGCATGAGCGCCGACAGCACCGCCTCGGGCACGTTGTACGCCTCGTCCAGGATCACGGTGTCGCCGGAGAGACCGCGGCCGCCACCCGTCGTGCGGGTCTTGAACCGCAGCCGCTGGCCGCCGCGTAGCTCGATGCCCTCCTCCCCGTGCGACCGCGAGACGCGCTTCACGCGCCGGTCCAGATCCGGGTTGGCCTCGATCAGATCCAGCACGCGGCGCATGTGGTCCATCGACGTGTCGAACAGGTGCGCCGAGTGAATGATCAACCGCTCGCCGAACAGGAACAGGCCGGCCAACTCCCGCGCTTCGAGGATCGAGCCCTTACCGTTCTGGCGCGGCACGACCAGGCCGACCTCGAAGGCAGCCCACTTCCCGTCATCACGCTCGCCGAGCGCGTGGTGGAGCACCAGCTTCTGCCACGGGTCCAGCACCAGCCCGGCCGACTCCGCCAGCTCGATGGCCTCCTGGCCGGCACTCGTGCGGTACTCCGGCACCAGCAGGATGCGCGGCTCCTGGTGCCCGATCAGCTCATCCGGTCGCCCCTGCACGTCGAGCGGCCCGGCGGGCCTGGAGGTCATCAAGCCCACCCCCTGCCGGTGCCTGCTCGACCTCGCCGAACAACTCGTGCAGCGCGGCACGAAGTTCACGCGCTGTAGCCGCCGGTTGGGTTCCGTCGTCCAGGGCCCGCGCGAGCGCCAACGCCGTCTCGATCAGCGCGCGGGGCGCGTGCTGGAGCCCGGCGTGCCGCTCGATGTCGGCTCGTAGAGCCCCCTCGACCTGCCCAAACGCCCCGAAATCCTCCGAGCGGTCACCATCGGTCACGATCCGCACCTCCTGGCTACGCAGCGCGGGGAGAGAAAAGGAGACCCCGAGCGTGGTCACCTATCCCCAGGTCGGGAGATCAACACCCCCCTCCCCCGGTGGTGACACCCGGTCACCGTCACCAGGGGCGGGAGGTGCGGAGCGGAGCCGACACCCGGTTGCCCTTGCGGCTGTTGCACCCGAGGTGCGCGGGCCGGGCGTTGGCCGGGTCGAGCGGGGCGCCGCCGCGGCTGAGGGGCTGGGTGTGGTCGACGCTGAACGACATCGGGTCCGGCCACTTCAGTCGGAGGTCAATCTGGTGGCCGCAGATCGCGCAGGTGGCGCCCTGCTTGCGCAGGGATGCGACCAGGCGGCGCCAGCGGTAGCCGGCTCGTCCGGGGCTGCGAGGCACGCCGCACCTCCCTGCTCCGTTCGTGTGACGCCCGGTGCCGCCGGTAACGGGTGCGGTGATCACCTCGATGGGCCGATGATGGTCACCTTGAAGGGGGAGCGCGTGTTGCGTGCGGTGCGGGAGCTGTTGTCCGTGGCGGTGCTGGTCGGCCTGGGTGTTCTGACCGGGTGCTCGTCGGGTGGAGGCACACCGACACCGACAGCGCCGACGTCCACCAGCACGACTGCGGCGGCCACGTCGACTACCACGACAACCACGGGCCCGCTGCTGTCGCGGTTCGGTGCACGGCTGGAGCGGCAGCAGCTGGTGCGGTGCGACACCGACCCGTTCGGGTCGGTGTGCGTGCAGTCCATCCGCAACCTTGGCGGCACTGCTCGGGATCTCGTCACCATCGCTGGAGCGATGGGAGAGCAGTACGCCGGTGTGGTGGCCGAGGCGCAGAAGGTCAAGGCTGCGGCCGATGAGTGGACCGAGCACTGTGTCCACACCGATGCGGGGTCTACCGAGCGCAGCGCCTGTCTGCCGACGATGGGGACATTGCGGACCGGCTCTGAGGCCATGCTGGACCGGATCTACGAGGTGGAGCAGCCGTAGGTGGGTGCGGCGGTCAGTCCACCCACTAGGGACTGTGGTGCAATCGCCAGCGGAAGGTGACGGTGGTGGCGGTGCTGGTGCTGTTGCTGGCGCACCAGCAGGAAAAGTGCGACCGTCGTTGCCGGTGGAGTGCCCGTTTATGGAGTCGCCGGTGGCCTCGACGCCGGATGCGATTCCGCTGTGGCTGATCGAGGTGTGCGACCGGTTAGCTCGGGCCATGGCTACTCCAAGCGGGCGGCATCGGTAACACGGGGGCTGTGTCGGTCGATTGGGTCATGAACACCCGATCGAGGGGGGAACCTTGAAGCGGCACCTCGTTGTCTTGGCGCTGGCCGGAGTGGCGCTGGCTGGTTGCTCGACGCAGGTCGGGGACTCGCCGTCCTCATCCGCTGCACCTACTCGGGCTGCCGGGGTTAAGCCGGTCTCCAAGGAGGAGATCACGGAAGCCGTGCAGAAGCTGTACGACGAGCTGTCCGATGGATGTCCAGACGGGAAGCCGGGGCCTTCGTGCCAGGGGCACGTTGACTGGTTGGTGCTCCAGTCGCGGTCGATCAGGATGCTGCTGGAGGGCAGCGAGGACCCGAGGATCTACGCCGACGCTATCCCACTGGTCGATCAGGTCGAGTTGGCAGCGGAGAAGGGGACAACATCAGAGGCGGTGCAAAGCGACGTCTTGTCGGCCGTTAACGGACTGAACCGCTGGCTACTGGACCATGTCTCCGGAGTGAGCACACCATCAGCGACTACGGTGTCTACCACCACCCGACCGCAGACCCCGGAAGCGCAACTCAATGTGCTCGTCTACCAGCGGGGGTTGACCTCGATCGCCACGACGGAGGCATCGGATGACGTCGGCTGGACCTGCAGGATCTTGAGCAGCCCCAACGACTTGACGAAGGCGCCGGCCCAGTGGCTCGTTGACGAGGTGTTCGGCAATGACCGGCGCAGGCAGTGGACCGAGTTGGGTATCCCGATGTTGTGCCCGGAGCATGTGCCGGTGCTGGAGCAGGCGAAGTCAGGGAACTACGAGCGTTGGTACCAAGACGGTAAGTATGTGGTTGGCGAGGAGATTCCTCCGGGCACATACCAGGTCACTGGGAAGGTGACTGACTGCTACTGGGAGCGCAGCACCAAGTCTGGGGAGATCATCGACAACAACTTCGCGTCGGTGGCCTCGGACATCAAGGTGACCATCAAGGCGAGCGATGGCGGGTTCACGTCCCAGGGCTGCGGCACCTGGAAGAAGGTCGGCTGATCTGTGAGCAGTTGGCTTGCTGCCGACATCGACCTATGGTGGTTCGGACCTACGGATGCTGACGTGTTCGCGGCGTGGGGGCAAGTACTCGGTGCTGCCTTCACGCTGGCTGCGGTGCTGGTCGCGCTCAGTGTGAGCGTGGTGGATGGGCGCCGCTGGCGTGCTGAACGCCGAGACCAAGAAGTGACACAGGCTCGGCTCGTGTTGGTCGACCTCACGGAAGCTCGCAGCTTCAGATTGGTTATCACTAACCACAGTGCAAGCCCGGTTATGCATCTCACCGTTGAGAACGTACAAGCATGGTCGGGCGGCGTGCGTTCGACACGATGGGTGCTTCCCGAATGGCTATACCCTGGGGAGCTCTGGCATCAGTCGGTTCGAATCCAGGAAGTCATGGCACCAGGGGATGCCATCTCCTTCAAATACAACCCTGAATGGCCGGAAGTACCGGATCATCCTTTCCCGACCGCAGTAAGTGTGACGTATTCGTTCACCGACGCGGCGGGCCTGCGCTGGAGGAGAACTGACTACGAGGAGCCGGAGCGTGTGCTTGCGCAACAGACACCACGCTGGTTCCGGCGCCGCCGTGGTCAGTCCTCGTCAGGTACCCAAGCTGGGTCAGCCGAGTAGGGCTGCGGCTCAATGAACTCGGGCCATAGTTCGGGGTGCAGCGCCATCGTGCGGGCGTCATACGACCAGTCCATCGTCGTTCCTCATGTGGCCGGTGAACCGTGCGGCCTGCCCGGTCTGTAAGTTTCCAGCAGAAACTTACGGCGCTGCCGGGTTTGCGAGGTCAATCGGTGACTTCACAAACACTGCGGGGTTGCCGGCCGTGGAGACGGGTTGTCCCAGCCTCCACGGCCGGTCCTCGGCGGGGGTGCCGAGAGCGTGGGGCGCCGCCATCACATTGCGCATCTCCGCAAAGTGATCAAGGCGCATCACTTCCCGACTTGGGGAAGCGATCCCAGTGTCACTTTCCCAGCTCCGGGAAAGTGATCATGTTGCATCGCTTTCCCGGTCGGGAAGGTGATGGCAGCGCGGGCAGCGCCTACCCCGACCATGCGGACGGACCAGCGCTGGGGTGGTGGTTCGGATGCGACAGAGACTCGGTGGCAAGTCCAGGGCGTCAGCCCTGGTAACGCCCGGTACGAGAACAATCCGGTGGGGGCGTCTCACAGAATGTCGGGAGTCCGTGCGCGGCTCCGATGAGCCAACCTGACTGCGGGCATAGCTCCGCCGTCCAAATGGTACCACAGTTGATCAGGCGACGCGGGAAGCCCGCCGCTCCCTACGGGACCGCTGGTACTCCGCCAGCGCCCGGGGCGTCACCCGCACACCATCCGGCGTGGTGACGACCACCAGTCCCCGGCGCCGCCACTCATCGATCGTGCGCAACCGCACCCCGGCGTACTCGGCGGCCTGGTCCACGGTGAGCAGGTCATCCATGTCCGCGGTGACGGGTTGCGGCACCACCCAGCCCTGACCGAGCCGGATCACGGCCGCATCGATGCGGGCACACTCGTCGGGGTCCACCTTGGACAGGGACTCGCGGTACTGGCCGGCGACACGGCGGGCACGGTCGAGCGTGCTGTCTTCCGGCCACGGCCACGGGTCGGGAGCCTTGCGGCGGGGGCTCATGCGGCAGCACCTCCCGTGAGGTCGTTCGCGGCCTGGTAGTCGTCCCAGGTGATGACGACGGCGCAGTTGCGGCACTCCACCGTGTCCGCGCCATCAGCGTGCACCAGGGATTGCAGACCGCACGCCGAGCAGGGTTCCGGCAGGCGCCTGGTCTTCTTGGTCTGGCCGAGCAGCGCGGTGGCGCGGCGGTGCAACTCCAGCAGGAGCAGCGCCCCGTCCAGGCCGTCGCGTTCGGTCGCTTCGAGGCGACCGTCTACCCACCGGGCTGGAACCAGCTGCCCGTCAAGGCGCATCCTCTTGTCGCCCTTCGGGTCCGGCTCCAAGTGGCCGTCCTGCCACACCAGGTGCTCGGCGTTCCGCAGGGCGAGGAACGCGGGCATGGCGTAGACGAGGAACTGCGCGGCACCCTGAAGCAGCACACCGGGGCGGGTGCGGGCGTCGCGCTGCGTGTCCCGGCGGCGCCCGTGCACCTCAGCCACCGACTCCGCCCACGTGGAAGTTTCCCTGCACATTTCGGCCATCAGGGCCTCCACGTGCAGGTTCAGCGGGGCCTGCACCTCAGGGGTGCAGGCAACCGGTGTACCGCCCCCGGCTCCGCCCGAGCGGCCGAGGCGCAGGGACAGCCGGACGTAGTCCTCGGGCAGTTGCGCGATGGCGGCTTCCACCACCCGCTCACAGTCCGGGCACAGACCGCGGCTGGCGTTGATCGGGGCACCGACCTGCTCGCCGTCCACCCGCTCCCAGCCCACGCACCGCTCGGCGCGGTAGCAGCGGTACTCGATCGCCGCTTCCTGCCCCCTGGTTGGCTCGTGGACGGGCGAACGGTGTGCGTCCGGCGTCCTCGGTGGGGTAGCGGGGTTCATGACGCGTTCCGCCCTTCCTGGAGCTGAATGCACTCCTCGCGCCACTCCGGGTGCGCCGAGTACCAAGCGCGGGCCGCGGCCACCTGCTCGGCGGTCCAGCGGGCCAGGTCCTGCTTGTGCCACTGCCTGACCCGGAACTCGCGCTCCGACCAGGCCGACCCCTCCTCGAACCACCGCTGCTCCCCTTCGGGGGTGGTGTGGTCCCAGTCCGGCTCCGCAAGGAAGTTCCCGTCGATGCGGGGCCTGACGTCGGCCTCGTGGGCGGTCACCCACTCCGGCGGCTCGACGGCCTCGTAGCTCGCCCACCGGGCAGACAGTCCCCGCTGAAGTGCCCGGAACAGGTCCACCCGGTCATCCGGCTGGTACTGCACGGGGATCGGCAACATGCCCTCCCACGGGTCACGGCCCAACCGCAGCAACTCCAGGTCGATGCGGGCGGAGAACTTCCGAGCGGCCAACACAGCGGCGGTCAGCACGAGCGACGCGTCCGGGGCGCCGTCCAGCAGCTCCGCCAACAGCTCGCCGGCCTTCTGCCGCTGCTCGCAGGTCGGGTTCGCCCCAGCGGCCCGCATGTCCCCCGCCCACAGGTCCACGGCTTCGGCGTGGCTGGGCAGCGTCGCGCCGGACTGGGCGATGGCGCCGGCGTCCTGGTCGATCCGCGCCACCCGGCGAGCGAACTCAATCCGCTGCGTGATGTGCGCGGCCCGCAGGTACTCCCGGTTGGTGGCCTGGTGGTAGCGGATCGCCTCCGCGGCTTCCTCGTAGGTCCAGCCGCCGATCTGTGCCGCCGAGGACCAGGCGGACTTCTCGGCGTAGCCGATGGTGCGGCGGTCGTCGGTGGCGGCCAACTGCAACAGGGTGGTGATCTGGTCCATCGTCATCGCCCCAGCGACCACGGGGGCAGACGCTTCACGGTGTGCGATCTCGGTCATGTCGTCGCCTCCTAGGCGCTCTTGGAGCGAAGGATCTCGTTGATCAGGTCCATGTTCGGGTTGTCCTTGCTCAGCTCGGCCTGCACGAGCCGCTGATCCCCGGTGGACAGGCCGGACAGGTCGTAGCCGCCGGCCATCACCGGGCGACGCCCCGGCGTCACGGGACCGGCCCCGCTGAACTCGGCGGCCATCCGGTGGACCTCCTCGATCACGGTGGCCCGCAGCTTCTGCCCCGCCCGGATCGCCGCATCCGACACCAGGCGCGGGTTGTTACCCGCCTCAATCAACGCGCGGATCTCCTTCGCAGCCTGGCCGCGCTTCCGGCCGTCCGGTTCGATGTTGCGCGCCCGGGAGGCGTCCACCCACCGGCCGACGATCGTCTGAATCGCCTTGCCGTGATCCCAGCCGGGCTCCGGCTCGGCGTACGGGTGGGACAGCACCACGGGGGCCGACATCGCCGGCTTTGGCTTGCGCGGCGCCTTGCCCTTGGCGGCCTTCTTGCCGGGCGCGGTCGGGGCGTCAACGGCGATCAGTTCGGCCTGCCCGGCTGGCTCCCGGTTGTCCTTCGAGCCGGTGTCCACGAGGGGGGTGTCCTCTCCTGCCGACGCGTCAGCGTTCGGCGAGAAGTACGTAGTACTTCTCGTAGGTAGGTAAGTACTTACAAGAGGGGCTCCGGATTTCCGGACGGTCCGAGTCTCCGAACCATCCGGGTTTCCGGACGGTCCAACCACTTGGAGAGTCCGGGTTTCCGGACTGTCTGGACCATCCGGGTTTCCGGACCCTTGAACCAGGGTTAGGCCGTCCGATTTTCCGGACTGTTCGGGCACTGCTGGACCATCCGGTTTTCCGGACTGTTCAGACCCCTGTGGACAGTCCGGATTTCCGGACCCTTCGCGGGCGGTTGGACCATCCGGATTTCCGGACAGTCCGGCGGTCGGAGTCATGTGCATCTGGTACTGCGACGACGACCGGCTGTTGCCCTGCCGAACCTGCGTCACCCACCCCAGTCGGATCAGCTTCGCCACACCAGCCGCAGCCTGAGAACGGCCCATCGCGGCGTCGGCGGCGATCTGAGCGATGGTCGAGTCCACCAAGCCGGTGACATTGTCGGCACGCTTGGCCATCGCCGCGTAGGCGCGCGCCGCCGGTGCCCCCACCACCTGCTCGGGGAAGATCGCGGTGGGGACCATCACCCGAGACACGTTGCCCTCCTGTGTCCAGTGGGTGCGCCTCACGGCACGCTCTCCTCTCGCTGCGGCGCGGTGTGCATCCGGTACAGGACCGGTCCGCCGGGCTCCTCGTGCATGACGGTGATCCAGCCGGCCTCGCGCAGCTTCCGGCGGCCGGCGACCACCTGTGACCTGCTCATGCCGATGTCCTCGGCGAGCTTCCGCAGGCTGCACACCACCACCCCGGTTTCGGGGTCAGCTTCCCTGGCCAGTGCCCCATAGACCCGGGCGGCCGGCAGACCCACGGTCAGCTCGGGGAAGATCGCGGTGGGGACCTCCACGTGCGGTTGCCCGCTGTCGGCGATCCACTCGGGGGTCACGCGTCCCCCAAGCGGTAGTAGGCGCGGCTGTTGGTGCTGACGTTGATCAGGTCCCCGGTCTGGAGCAGGTCGTTCAGCGCGCCGTAGAACTCGGCCGGCTCCATCCCGGACACCGACTGGAGTTCCTGCTTGGTGGCGCCGTCCACGCTGAACGCGTCCCGGAAGGCGTCCAGCAGCTTCGCGGCCGAGGCGTCGCCGGGCGGCGCTGAGCGGGCCACGAGGATCGCCGAGCCGGTGCCGGGCACCCCGGACAGGGTCAGGGCGTGTTCGTCCCGCAACGGGCCGTCCTTGCGCTTGTGGCGGCGCAACACGAGGTTGTGTGAGTCGCCCTCGGTGACGTACGCCGTGTCCACACCGGCCTCCAGCGCTGAGGAGCCCCGGACCGTGCCCGCCTTGCCGGCGTGGTGCACGGCCAGCACGGTGCCGCCGTTGGTCGCGTCCCGCACCCGGTACAGGGCGTCCACCAGCTTGCCCATGTCCCGCGCGCTGTTCTCGTCGCAGCCCACCGCGCACTTCGCCAGCGTGTCGAACACGACCAGGCCGAAGCCCTCAGCGGCCACCAGGTGGACAAGCTGCCGCACCTGCTCGGGCTGGCTGAGGTTCACCGGGGCGGGCAGGGTGACGAACTGCTCGTCACCGATGCTCTGCTGCCAGCCCTGTTCCCACGCGCGCAACCGGGCGTCCAAGCCGTACGCGCCCTCAGCGGCGAGGTACAGGACCCGCCGGACTTCGGTGGCGCGTCCCTGCCACGAGCGGCCGGTTGCGACGCACGCCGACCAGTCCAGGGCGGTGAAGCTCTTGCAGGTGCCCCAGCCGCCGGCCAGCAGCGCGACGGTGCCGAGGTCGATGGTGTCGGCGATCAGCGGCTTCAACGCGGGCAGGTCGGCGAGCTGCCGGCGGTTCAGCAGCTTGCCCCACAGCCCGGGGTCACGCGGTGGCGTCGCGGTCGACACCTCAACCTGGACCGCCGCGCCCGTCTCGGGGGCTCCCACGGTCAGTACCGCGGTACTCGGGGAAGCCTCCCGCTGCTGGGAAGCTTCGGGCTTTTCACGGTGAACCGTAGAAAGCTCCGGGCGCGACCGGTCCACCGGCGGCCACGGGGTGGCGGGCTCCCGCATCCCACTGTCCAGCCCGGATCGGATGGTGCGCTCCCCGTTCGGGTCCGGCTTGGCCACCGAGTTGTTCGCCGCCACCAGTTCGGACAATGCTTGGTCGTAGGGCAGGGCCACCGGGTCGGCGCCGACGATCCGGCCGATCGAGTAGGCGACGGCGTTGAGGGTGGAGTTGAACTCCCCCCACGGCGCCGCCACGATCTCCTCGCGCGCACGCTTCAGCGCGGCGTCCACGTAGGCGGTGATGCGGTCCCGGCTGCCCGGGGTGGGGCGTGGCCGGGGCAGGACCGGCGGCGGGGCGGGGCGTTCCTTCGGCGCGTCGATCAGGTCCAGCAGCCATTCCGGCGGCTCGGCCGGTACGGCGCCGGTCAACAACTGGTAGGTGCCTTTGGCGGAGGCGGACGGTGGCGCCACCACCATGCCGCCCTCGGCCCGGATGTCCAGCCCGGCACCGAGCCGGCCGCGCTGCTGCCCCCACGGCTTGCCGTCCTTGCGGGGGCGGGACGGGTAGGTGAGGTAGTAGTGCACCCCGTCGCCGCCGGTGCCCACCTCGTAGGTGGCGGGCAGGGCGCCGTACTCGGCGAACAGGGCGTTGATGCTGGCCTCACCGCCGTTGTCCGGGTCGATGTCGAGCACCAGCAGGTTGGACGCCTGCCCGGTGGCGATGCCGATGTTCGCGTTGGGGTTCTCGGTCAACCAGCGGGTGATCTGCTCGGTGTCGGTGGTGGCGATCTGCGGCCAGTCCGCGGCGATGGGGTGCTTGCCGGCTGAGCGGCAGTCGGTGCCCTTGTTGCAGGAGCAGCCGCCGTTCTTGGTGATGTGGTGGAGCGGCACCACGCGCCAACCCAGCGACGCGTAGTGCAGGGCGCTCTCAAGCGTGTTCATGGGTCGTGTGCCCTTCGAGGGGTGCGGCGCCGGCCGGGGTCGCTGTCGGCCGGCGCCGCAGAAGGTGAAGAAGGTCAGAGGGCGTTGTGGTCGCGCCACTCGGCGAGTTGCCGGGCGACCGCTTCGGCGAGCCACCGCGCGCCCGGTCCGGAGCCGACGATCTCGACCGCGGCGGCGGAGCTGGCCAGGGACGCGGCGGCCTGCTGCTCCGAGTAGGACACGTGCTCGCCGAGGAACCCGACGTTGATGCGGACCGTGGATCCTGCGGGCGCGGCCATGCGGTGGTCGTGCAAGTCGGACCGGTCGTACTCGTAGACGAGAGTCACCGGCGGGACCGCGGGGACGTTGTGACTTTGCTCGGGAAAGTCACAAACGGCGGGCTGCTCGGTCTTGCGGCGCCACTTCAGCACGACGCCTCCCCGCCCTGGTCGAACACCGGACCGCGGAACGCGCGCCGGATGGCTTCCTCCTCGGTGACCCCTTCGCGGTCCCGGGCGATGCTGTCGCCGAGGCTGCCGCCGGTCTCGCGCGTCTCGACCTCACCCAACGAGTTCACGTCGTCGGTGTAGGTCTTGACGCCGGACAGCAAGTCCTCAAGGCCGGACTTCTTAAAGCCCCACGACAACATGGGCTTCACCGACTCGAACCACTCCTCACCCCAAGGGCTACTCATCATCATGCCCATGAGCCGATCCGTGCTAATCAGGTAGAGGTCGGTCCAGTACCTCATGATCGGCCCCTGCATGACGCCGTTGACGTAGTGGTCACGACTGTTGCCTTCGCCTTGCCACACGTTCACGTGCATCGGATAGTGATGGATGCAGTCCCAGCCGAGCGTGCCGCTCTCCTCGTCAGCTTCGCGCTGCATCACGAGGTCCCAGTGCCACTGCTCCTCTGACCACTTGGCGAACTCAGCCTGGTCCCAGCCCAGAGCGTTGGCAGCCTCGTGACCCCAGAAGTAACCGTGCCCCTCGGAACCGCTCAATACCTCGTGCACCGTGCCGTACCCGAACAGGTTGAGCTGAGGGGCAGTGGCCACAGTGTTCCGGATCAGCCCTTCCCGCTTCACCAGCACGGCAATCCTGGATTCGATGTGCTCTTGGAACTCCTCGGGCGTCTGGTCGCTGATGCCCTTGGACTCCCAGTACTCGATGTTCTCCGGGATGAGGTTCACCGGTTCCCCTCCAGCAGGTGACGGACATACAGCGCAGTCCAGATCACGACCATGACCGTGGTGTGGTTGACGACGACGGTGATCAGTTGCAAGGCGGCCACCGGTCACCGTCCTGGTTGATCTCGGCACCCTGCCGAGAGAGCGCGGTCAGCACGGCGTCCGGCGGGATGTCGAACCGGGAGCCCTCGAACGCAGCGCACAACTCGATCAGGCCGGCGATCGTGCCGCCCATCGCGTGGCGCGCGGCGGTGCGGTCGTCGGGCCGGTGGAAGCCGTGCCGCTCCAACACCTTGACCACGTCCCGCAGCAGCCCCGTGGTGAGCCGGTTTGACCCTTCCTTTGAGGAAGTGACAACCGGTGCCGGCCTCGGGGGCAGATTTTCTGGGATCGCAGGAAAGTGCTGGTCAGACGGCTTTTTGCCGGCGCTGGCAAGAAGCCCGCTCCCGCGACTGGCTTCCTCCGAGGAGACCAACTGGCCCCCGGTGCCCTGCTCCGCCTCGGCCAGTTCGGCGAGGTCCATCAGGTACCGGCGGGTCATCTGCCCCAGCACGCCAGGCGCGGCCATCAACCGCTCCAGTTCGGCGTGGCGCTCCACCGAGTCCGGCAGGAACGCCACCCGCTCCAGCTCGGCGGCGGCCTGGTCCGCACTGAGGTCCCGGAAGGACCCCTGTTCGGGCTTCTTCCCGGCACCGGGAAAAAGCCTGGTCAGGGCATTCTTAGTCCGGTCGGACTGGTTGAACCCCTGCTCCTCCGGCTCGGTCAGGGACTTCTCGGTGGCTTCACCGAAAACGCTGGCCAGGGGGTTTTCAGTCCGATCGGACAGGCGGAACGCCGCGCCCTCAACGTCGTCGGACTTCTTGCGCATGTCCGCAAAAACGCTGGTCAGGCCATTGTTAGCCCGATCGGGCGGGTTGGCCGCGCCAGAAGTTTGAGGATTCCCGCTAAGTTCCTCGGCCATCACGCACCCCCGAAGAGAGTGTCGGCGGCCTCGTCCAACACGTCGGTCGGGTAGCTGCCGACCTCACCCCACACCGTGTGGTGAACCTTCTTCGGCTCCTGCCCAGCCGTGCGCATCAGCTTGCTGGCCAGCCGTCCGAGCTGATTGGTGGACCACTGATCGGTAGGCAGCCCGTTCAGCTTCGCGTAGGCCAGCGCCGTCAACCAGCCGTTGGCGTTCTCCGCGCTGTCGATGCGCGCCCGCACCTCGGCCAGTTCCCGAGCCTGCCGGAGCTGCTCTTGCGCCTGCTGGAACAGCTCGCGTGCCTGCCGGTTCTGCTCCTCGCGCTGACGCTCCTGCTCGGCTTCCACGGCCTCGACCTGATCGAGCATCTCCCGGAGAAAGTCGAGTCGACCGCCGGTGCGCCGAGCCGGTCGGGCCAGCTCACGGCGTGCGTAGTCGTAGCCGTCCTGCACGGCGTCGCGCACGGCCTGAGCGATCGGCGAGTCCCGGAGCAGCAGACCGACGCGGACCACGGCACGCTCGTTGAACACGGCCAGTGACCGCGCCCGCAGCCCTACGCAACTGAGTTTCTTGAAGGAACTCAGTTCGGTACCCGTGATCACCCGGTACCCGTTGTTCTCCAGTTCTTCGCGGTTGTCGTGGACCAGAGACTTGATGGTCTCGGCGGGCACCTCGAAGTAGTTCGCCACCAACTCGGTCGTGACGTGCACGCCGTCCGGCAGGTACTCCAGCGCCTTCACCTTGTCGAGCACGTCCGTGCGGTCGCCGTAGCGGTCCCGCTCCCGGCGGGCCTCCGGCGCGGTCAAGTCGAGCGGCATCGGCTCGAACAGGTCGAGGTCGAGGTTGCTCACTGGGCACCCCCGGTCTTCTCCACCCACGCCAGGAAGCCACGCAGCGTCGCGCCCAGCATCTTGGTGTCGAGGCGGTCCACCACCGGGTCCACCAACTCCACTAAGTCCCTGCCCTTCGGGGACATGCCCGCGAGCATGGCCAGCCCCTCGAACGCGTCGACCATGTCGGGAATGTCCGCGTCCGGCTCGCGCTCCAACAGGTCCCGGTGCGCTTGCAACCCGAGCTTGAAGAAGTCCTTCAACCACTCGCGGGCCGCCTGCGGCGGGATCAGGTCAGCCGGCCACTCGGCATCGTCCGCCAAGGCCACCAGCTTCAAGCCCAACGCGCGGGCCTCGGCCGGGCGCATCCGAAACGTCTCCGGGTCCTCGCCGATGCCCAGGCAGACCACCGGCTCGACTGCGGCCGGCGCTCCCTCCAGCCACGCCGAGGCGAACACGGTCGTCTCACCCACCTGAACCCCCAGCGGGGTGGGCTCGTGCATGGACAACTCGACCTGCTCCAGACGCGAGAAGCACATCTGGTCGTCGGGAGCGCCGCGCTGGTGGCCGGTCTCGCACCACTCCCGCACCTGGCACACCTCCGGGGGAAGGGCAGGCGCGGGCAGGGTGATTTCCGGCTCAGGGGTTGAGGTGATCTGCGGAAACGCTCTACTCTGCGTAGAGAACATGGGATCGCCAATCTGCGTGTTCGGTGGGGTCGGACCGGTGGCAGCCGGCACGGCCCCGTTTCCCTCTCTGGGACTTCTGATCTGACTGGTCATGCGGCACCGAGCCGGCGCCGAGCGGGCTTCTCCCCGCGAATCCAGCGGTCCACGTCGTCCTTGTGGACACGCCACCGGCCACGGGCCTTGGCCTGGTAGCCCTTGCACTCGCCGGACTGGAGCGCGGCGAGCAGCGTCTTCGGGTGGCATCCGGCGTACTCAGCCGCGTTCTTGACAGCCGGCTGCGGGAACCAGGGTGAGTCGGTGGTCATGCGGCATGCTCCGGCTCGTCGACCTCCGGCTGGGGAGTGCTTACGGGTCCGTGCCACACGTCCAGCGGGTTCAGGCCGAGGGCCTTCGCCCACGCGATGAGCAGGCGGTCACTCGCCCGCTTCCGGCCGTTCTCCACGTTAGAGATACCGGACTGGGTGACGGTGACGCCCTGCTCGGCGATGCGCCGTACCAGGTCCGCGAGCGTCATGCCGTGCGCCCGTCTGAGTTGACTGATTCGGACCATCGGTCCTACCGGATCGGTTGCTGGCATGAGCTGACCGTAAGCCACAAGATCCGGCTAGTGCAAGCTAGACACCCCTAGATAGGGCCTGCAAGTTACGGATCGTAGCCGTCGATCAAGATCGACGCGGCTCGAGTTGAGGTAGCCTGAAGTAGCGTGAAGGAGTCTGAAGTAGCCTGAAGTAGCAGGCAGAACGAAGCAGAGGGGCGCCGACAGCGAGAAAAACTACCCTCCGTTACCAGATCCGAACTCAAGGATCGAGACCTGGAAGTTAAGGGTGCCCCTCTGGTTGTTCTAGGATGTCTGGACTTGTCCCATATCTTGAGGAACCCTCAACCACATGTCTAAGTACGAACCCGGGATGCAGTTGCTTGCTGAGGTGGTGCGACGGCGACGCGAACGCCTTGGCATCACCCAGGAGGACGTGGCCGAGAAGTATGGAGGACCGTCAGTAGCGAGCATGCACACGATCGAAAACGGCCTCGCCAAGTCCTTCCGCTCCAAGACGCTATTTTCCCTTGATAACGCATTGTCCTGGATCAAAGGTACCGCCACTTGCCTAATTGAAGGCGGGACTCCATCCGCATGCTTTGCGCCCAATTACGATGATTTCGTAGAGGATGCAATTAATAGGGTAAGCGAGTTCGTTAACGAGAAATACGATCGACTCGTTGGTGACACTTCAGCACCGCCACCGGAAGAAGAAAAGCAGCTTCCGACGGTAATAGGAGTACGTCATGGCATGCTTAAGCCGATGGAGACACTCTCTGTCTGGGGGCGCTTGTCTGACCCAGCCTCTATGCTACCCCCTCGCAGCATAGTAACAGTGGATCAGTTAATTCGTCACGTCCTTCCCGGCCTCACTATTGAGGAGCTAGAAAAGCTGTCGGTTGCAGCGATGGCAACCGCAGAGGCCAAGCACATCGAGCGCGAAAAGAGCATCGGGCTTCCTGATCCAAGCCGAATCGCAGCAGTGGATGAGCCCGACCCTGACGCCCCCGAGGAGGTCGCCGAAGCGTGGGCCGAGTTGATGGGTCGAGAGATGGAGTATCAAGCAACCTATAACTGGCTCAAGGCAGCCTTAGATAAGCGACTCGATGTTGAGGCGAAATACCACTCAAGGACGACGGGGCATCTCCGGGCGATGGTTGCGTCAGCCCGGGCGAGTTATGAGCGTGCTGAAATGCGCGCGAGGGAAGCCCTCGTTGAAGCGGAAGCAGCACATAGGGCGTACAAGGAGGCAGTTCAGAGAATGACCGGAGACGAGCATGGCGTCGACTGAGAAGTTACCGTCAGGCAGATACCGTGGCGTCTACTACGACGCCTCGGGCAAGAAACAGCACACTCCCGCCAGGGACCGGAAACGCGACGCGCTCAACGACGCGCGCGAAGCTGAGGTCAACGCGAAGCGCAGTGCCGCGGCCAGTAGGGGGAAGTTGGCCGGACACACCAAGTGGCGCGAGTGGTACCCGATCTGGCTGGAGAGCCGTGTTGTCGAACCCAGCACCGAGGAAACCGAACTCGCACTGATCGAGAAGTTCATCCTTCCTCGGTGGGGGGATGAGGAACTGGCGAAGATCGAGCGCGACGACGTGCAGACGTGGGTCAACGAGCTGTCCCGACAGGGCTTCTCCGCTGGCTACGTGCGGCGCATCTACGGCCCGTTTTCTGCGTCGATCGCCGCAGCACTCGACAAGCGCGTTCTCATGTCGTCGCCTTGCGTCCGTATCCGGTTGCCAGGCAGCCGCAAGGGGCAGCCCAGCAACCGGATCTACGCCCGCTCCACATTGGACGTGGTGCAGCGCGCGATGGCCGACGAGTACGTGTTCGTCACCAACTTCATCGCTGAGACCGGTCTTCGGCCGGCGGAGTTCGGCGGCCTGCACCGCAACTCCATCGACCGGGAGACAGGCTGGTTGACGGTTCGCGAGACCTACGACGAAGTCGCGAAACGCATCAAGGCGTATCCGAAAGATCGCGAGTGGCGGCTGATCCCGCTCACGTCGCGTGCGCTGGAACTGGTGGACGAGTGGGAGCGGCTGCACCCGTCGGATCGGACAGGTTGCGGTATCCCTCACCAGCGCGGCAGGTGCACCAGCGATCTGCTGTTCCGACTGAAACGCGGGCAGGGACCGTTGGCTACCAGCACGTTGGGTGCGGCGTGGGGGCGGGCACGGAGGGACGCTGGCGTGCCCGACCTCGGCCCGATCTACGGGCTGAGACACATGTTCGCGACACAGCTCGCCGAGGCCGGAGTGGACGCGTTCGAAATCGCTCGGATCATGGGACACGCTGATCTCGATCAGAGCCAGGACTACATCCACCGGACGGCCGGCGCGCGGCTGCGCATCCTCTCGAAGCTCGGCGACCCGGCTGTTCTGTTGAAGGCCGTCAAGGACGATCCTGAGCAGCAGGAGCGGGCAACTCGTCCCACGTCAGTCCCACGATCTTCAAGTTCTGCCAGCTAG